CTAATAAACAATTTGCCTTTGCAACAATCGGCTCGGGCTTTACGGATGCAGATACGCTTAACTTTTACAATACGATTCAAACATTCCAAACCTCGTTAAGCCGTCAAGTATGATAGAAGTATACCAACTCACACCCGAACAAGCCAAGCAGTTAATAGGCGTTCAGTATGTCGCTGATATGACTTTTAACCCGATTCAAGATGCAAATGGTACTTGGGTAATTAGCAACGAGGAAGTAAGCAGCACGACCATCGACTGGGTTAAGCAATTGCCAGCGATTAAATATATTCCAAAAGAAACACTACCTTTGTAAAAACCTAAAGCATTAACTATGGCAGGCGTTAAAGTAACCGATTTACCAGTATTAGGAGCAGCAGCTTCAGACGATGTATTGTACATTGTTGATACGAGCAGTAATACAAGCAGCCAGATTGAGGTGTCAAGCCTTTTGCCTGTTGTACCTGTTTTAGATAGCGGAACATGGACACCGACTTTAAGTGATTTTAATGGATGTGTTGTAGATGCCACTTTGCTTTCTGCTTACTATTCAAGAATTGGCAATATTGTAACTTGCACAATTTATGGAAGTATTGATTTAGATTTTAGTTTATCAAGTGGTACTGGTTACCTTGATTATACACCACCAATAGCAACAACTAGTTTTGACCCAATTGGATTAGGTCAATTAAAAGAAAATTCAACAAATTGCAATATAGCATCTGCTGCTTCAAAGATGTATTTTTATTCAACATCAAGTGCTAATGTAGGAGTTACAGAATTTACCTTTTCATTCCAATACGAAATCAACTAATGCGCAGCACCTCGATTCTCGGACTTAACTTAATTAAGAAGTACGAGGGCTTGAGGCTCACGAGTTATTTATGCCCTGCTGGCGTTCCAACGATAGGCTACGGCTCAACACGATATCCTAACGGCAAGAAGGTTTTATTAGGCGAAAAATTGGCAAACGAGAAAGAGGCAACGCAATTGCTACTTGGCACGCTTGAGCCATTTGAGGCGGCGGTAAACAAGCACCTACCGAATATTAATCAATGTCAGTTCGATGCGTTGGTTTGTTTCGCCTACAATGTCGGCACGGGTGCGCTCATTAAATCCACGTTGCTAAAGAAAGCTAAAGCGAACAACGCCGACCCTTCGATACTTGACGAGTTCCTGAGATGGAACAGGGCAGGCGGCAAGGTGCTTGCAGGGCTAACCAATCGCAGGCGCGAAGAGGCGAATCTCTATTTCTCACTTTGTAAAGTTTAGGGCGCAATTGCCCCAACGCTCGCAATGCTTTCGCGTATTTTAACCTATGCGAAAACGTGCTACCAAACCAAGGCGAATCATAGACATCATTGTCAAGCATTGGCGTAGCACAATCGGAAGCCTTATGATATTAGTTTCAATTTTCTTGCTAATCTTTAAAGTCATTTCAACCGAAACCCTCGCGGCAATTGTAGCAACGCTAATCGCCGCTGGGTACATTCCAAAAGCCAAAGACGATGCAGCAGATTCGTAGAGATACCGTCAAGATTGCACGCCATAACAAGGTGAATGTAGACACCATGAGCTGGGAGGTTGACACGGCTTTCGTGAATGCGAACAAAGAATCGTATGAGGCTATTATTTCGGGGGCTTATGTTCACCCAAAGCCCGAAGTAGTTTTAACCGCTTTCGATACAATTAGCCCGTGCGATTTATCATTATACCCACAACCCACAGCCTACACGCTAAAAAGTCAACCCGTAAGAAATACCCAAGATTTTGAAACGCCTATGAATTACGATATACTTTTAAACGGAGTTGTGTTTAGTTTTACGCTTTGGCTTTCGGCTAAGTATTTAATCGGTTGCGGTGCTGCGTGGCGCTCGCTTATTACTGATTTGAGAAACGTATAAACATTTAGTATAATTTAACACTATTGCTTATTTTTGCAATGTGTCTACCGTTTACATTTTAGAAAATTCTTTAGACTTATTTTACATTGTTACCGAAACAGACGGTACGATAGTTAGCGCAAACGAACTATTTAAGCATTACGCGAGCCATATTAAGCCGAAAAACATCGTTGACATAGTTAGCAGCCCCGAGGACAAAGAAACATTAATAGAAGCCGTTAAAAGGGCTAAAGATAAACAACCCGAACCCTCGAGAGTTTACGCCCGAACGAAGCAAAAGAATTTATCCGAGCGTTTCAATGTTTGGAATATTTACACAATCATGGGCGCGGTGCATTTTATTGGATTTCAGCTCGTTGATGTAACCAGCATAACGGCGCATGAACACGAACGCCAACGTGTATTACTTGAGGAGTTTCGGTTTATGCTTTCGCATGAATTACGGCAGCCATTAACCTCGGTTAGCGGTTTGGTAAAGCTAATTAGCGGCAATAAATCAATATCTGAAAAAGAACGCGACGACCTTTTGAGAATGTTAGAAGAATCGGTTGTAAATTTGGACGAAGCCGTAAGGGTATTAGTAAAAAAAGCAACACGCCAAATATGAATGATAAGCAAATTGATAAGCGGCTGATTAAAGTTCTAAAGATTTACCTAACCGAGCGCGAAATGCCGCCCAACGTTGCTAAAGCTATTATAAACGAACAAGCTAAATGCCGTGAAAGAATCGACCAATACATCTCCAAGTTACGTTTGGGCTGAAAGATTTCTATTTTTAGCCATTTTAAGCCTCTTATTGCTACGTTCGTGCCATGAACAAGCGCAAACCACACTAACCGAACAAAAGTTCGTTAAAACGCACGTAAACGATTCCTTAACGATTTACACTCAAGGGCAACAAATCACAGAACTTAAAGACTTAACCGAAAAGTTGCGAATCGATAAGCCAAAAGCGGCGGTTGAGGTCGTTACGCGCACCGTTTTTAAGACTAAAATAGCTTTAGGCGAACCGATTTATATACATGACACCGTTCCCGCGCTTGTTTTGCCGCGTGATTTTCAAAAGTTTGAGCGCTGGTTTAGTATTACGGGCAAAATTAACCGCCTCGGCTACCTTCAAATCGATAGCTTAAGCATCCCCGCGACTATTTCGGTAGGCATTGGCGACACTTTACGCGGTGTTTTCCCGTTTCGTAAGCGCGAAAGCGTGGTTATGGTTGCAATCGATAACCCGAATATGATAACCGAAGGGCTGCGAAGCTATGTAATAGAGCAACCGCGCAAAAAATGGCACGAAACAACGGCGGCAAAGGTCGGTTTCGGGGCGCTTATCGGTTTCGGTATCGCACGGGCGCAAAATTAGGCGTGTTGTAAATCAACACTTTATAAATTATTTTGCATTTATTTTTGTAAAAGTATTGCAATTTCAAATAACAGTTGTATGTTTGCAGTGTTAAACAATTACACACTCACACCATGACATCAGAATTTTCAGAAATGGGCTTCAGAATTAACCCAACAATCAAAGCGGAAATCGCAAAGCGTTTAGCTGTTTTAGACAAAATGCACGAGCAATCTTTTTGGACTAAAGAAATGGAAGCGATAGAAGTCGCATTACAAAACGAATTAAACGATTTACTTGCAGCCGCCGACGCTTACGACGCTTACTTTAACTAACCCCAAACGGGCGGCTAATAACCGCCCTTTCTTTTTAAACCCTTATACAATCATACACATGGACACAGTTACAATTTTCCGCAATTACCAAAACACAGAATTTTATTTTTACGACCATTTAAGCGGCGTTATGACAATGCTTGTTAACGACGGCTGCATGAAAGGAATTTACACACGCTGCGATTCAGGCGCGGCAAACCTATCGCGCAAATTTCACCGCGAGCAAGTCGAAGGCGTACCCGTTGAACACCGACTATTTGAACCGCTCGAGCGCAACAAATTCAGCGAACTATTTATCGAGGTCATTGACGGTATTAACCGCAACTTAGTACACTCGTTCGAATCTGAGAATCTTTAATTTTAACCCTTTAATACTTTTTAAAATGGCTTTAACAGCACCCGTAGGCGGAACGGCAAACCGCCAAATCGCACCCGAGGGTAGTTACCCCGCGCGCTGCTATCAAATTATCGACCTCGGTACAACCGAACAAGGCGGTATTTATGCAGGCAAAAAACGCAAAGTCCAATTCTTATTCGAACTGCCAACCGAGAAAGCGGTATTCGATGAAAGCAAAGGCGAACAGCCGTACTACGTTCGCAGTATTTACACGCTATCGATGAACGAAAAGGCTTTATTACGCCGCGATGTATCGGCATGGCTCGGTAAAAAGTTAACCGACGGCGAAGCATCAAAGCTCGATATTTTTAAAATGCTTGGTAAAACGTGCATGGTAAACATTGCCCACGTTACCAAAGGCGAAAACACCTATGCAAACATTATCAGCTTTGCGCCGCTTATGAAAGGTTACGAATGCCCAGCGCCGATTAACGAGGCATTCACCTACACCCCGACCGCGCACGACCAACAAGTATTCGCAAAGCTACCCGAGTTTTTACAGGATAAAATAAAAGAGTCGGACGAATACAAGGCAATGACAACGGCAAGTTTTAAAAACGATTTTACACCTAAAACGCAGCCGCCGCAAAACTTTGAAGAACTACCCGACATCGACGATATTTTCGGGCAAAAGGCGGCTAACGACTTGCCGTGGGATTAAACGATAAAGGGCGGCAAAGCGCCGCCCTCTAACCTACAAATAAATAAACATACATGAACACACTTGCAAAGGTACAAATACCAATCGAAAAAATATACTTAGCGATAAATTCGCCTCAAACTTTAAACGCGCAATCGATAGTAGCACGTAACACGGGCGGCGGCGAAGCGCTCTCAGTTCAAAACGTAAGCGAATACACCGCAATGAACGCCGCTGTAAAAGACGTAAGCGATGCGGTTAAGGCAATCGAAGCAGCCCGTAAAGAGGTAACCACACCGCTTGAACATTTCAAAAAGGAACTCATTAAGCTCGAAAAGGATGCCACCGCGCCGCTACTCGATTTTATTGAGGATGCTAAAAAGCGAATGGTAGAATACCACGAACGGCTCGAAGCGGAACAGGAAGCAGCCGAAGAGAAGCTAATAGCCGAAGCCGCGCAAAGCATGAAACAAGCCGAAGCGGTTAGCGATGTTATCGCAGCGTTTACCGATAAGCTATACGCCACCACAGTAGAGAACACCCAAACCAAAAACATACGCAGCACGATTAAGGCGCGAATGAATGGGGAAGTTAACTGGGTGAAAGTGCTTTCGGTTCAATTCGCATTTAACAACTTAAAGCCCGAAGATTTACTAAACGGCTTGCCCAAAGCAATGAAGGAGTTAGGCGTTGATAGCATCGAAGGTATTGAGTTATACGAACACAAAACGCAAGTAATCCGATGAGAATAGACGATAACACCGCAATAGTCGAAGATAGCTTCGGTAATGGCATAATCGTACGCCGTGGGGGTAACACCCTGCGGCTATCGATACGGCTTGCAAGTCAAAAAAACGAGCGGCAAATTGGAACGATAGATATGCCAACGCGAACGCTAACCATAACACGCAACCGAGCAAAGCACCTACTAAAAAAGGGAAACGCATACGGCTTAAATCATAAGTTAATCGCTGACGCTACGCGCTTCGATACGGTGCGAATAGTTGACGATTACGCAAGCTGGAGCGTACCGCGTGAGTACATACTCGAAAACGGCAAATTTCTTTTATTTGCAAAGCAAGGTTTCGAGCTTCAGATATTTATTTCACTTGAACAAATCGAAAAATTTAAACAATGAAAAGGCAAACCGTAACAGATTATTTGTATAACAAAGTCATGGACGTTTTTATTAAATACCACGAGCAAGATGTACCAACTATTGATTTCGGGGCAGTAATAACCGAGGCTTTTGAGCAAGCCAAAGTAATGGAAGAACGGCAAATAATCGACGCACACGATAGCGGCTACATTGACGGGCAAG